AACGCGATCCGAAATTGCGACAGTAAAAATCCAAAGAGAAGGGGAAGCTATCTTTTCGCCCATGCGGGTCAACCCCTTCTCAGGCCGTCGCAAGCCCCGGATCGGGTCCGCATGGGTTCTTTTTTTACCTCCTCAGCGCCCCTTCTTTTTCCTGTCTCTTTAGTGTCCTGAGTTAGAGCCTTTCGCGGCTCACCACTTAGGACTCCAAAAAGACAGAAAAGATAAGAGGCTCTGAGGCCGAAAGGTCTCAGGGCTTTAATTTTGCCCCGTTTGCCTTTCGGCATTCGGGGCTTTTTTATTGCCCCGCAACAGGAGGATGAGCAAATGAGCGGGAAGTTTACGAGGCAAGGAATGATTGAGGAGTTAGCGATGGAAGTTGAAGCCGCGGCAGATCACGCGATGGAGTATCCGGTGCCGCAAGAGGTAAAGGAAAAGCTCGAAAAAATCGAACGGGCTTCTCTGACTATTATCTCTCTTAATAATGGTCTTCGGACGCCGAAAGATCGGCCGAACCGAAGACTTGCGGCCATTCTAGGTATCATGGCTCTGCTTCTATCCACTCCCGCCTTCGGAGCTACAGCCTCATGGTACAACGCCGAATCTTGCCGCCGTGAAGGAACGTCCGGCGTATGGACCGCCAACCAGGAGCGTTTCCACGAAAACGCGTTCACCTGCGCCATGCGCCGGCGTGACTTCGGGAAAATGTACCGCGTGACCAACCTCGATAACGGGAAATCCGTGGTCGTCCGTCACAACGATTTCGGTCCCGCCAAGAAGCTTCACGACAAAGGCCGGATCATCGACCTTTCCAAAGGGGCATTTGCCCAAATCGCGGACCTGAAAAAAGGCGTCGTCCGCGTGAAAGTCGAGGCTCTCTAATGAAAAGCTACGATTTCGTCGAAATCGAAGTTTATAACGACGAGGCCGTCCTCATGGTCGACTTTGAGCGAGTGACAACCTGGGCGGTCGACGGCTCCTATGGCGCTGATGCCGACGGCCGCCGCGGAGTCAGGACCGTTTTCATCGAAGACGACGAGGCCACGGATATCTTCGTAGATGGCGAACCGATCAAATCACAACCCGAGCATATCCAGAAATTGGTGGATAAAGAAATCGCTGCTTGGCTCAAGAAGAACGAGCCTTGCTTCGACGAAGGAGGGATTTAACCATGCGTTCTTGGGGAGATTTTTCATCCGACGAGAAGGAATTTTTCACAAGGCTCGTCAGGGAACCGTGGAAAGACAGCGATCCTGAACTCGTTTCGCATCTTGAAGCGATCAAGCTGGATATGTTTTGCCGGGAGATAGACCTGAACGAAATCACAAAAGGAAACAATATTCTCGATGCGATTGATATGGGCCTTATTCGCCACGGGAAATCACAGTTAGGGGGCAGCAAATGACAACGAAACTACAAGAAAATCACCTGGAAACCACAAACGGCAGTTCCCCCGCCGAAATGATCCAGTTGGCAGTAAACAAGAATGCCGACCTCGAGAAGCTTGAAAAGGTTCTCGCCCTTCAAGAGCGGTGGGAAGCCAATCAAGCGCGAAAGGCTTATCACCAGGCGATGGCCTCTTTCAAAGCTAATCCTCCGGTTATTGGCAAGGACAAGACCGTTTCTTTCGGTCAAGGGAAGGCGGCGTATAAACACGCGTCCCTCTACCAAGTGACTGAGAAGATAAGCACCGAGCTTTCTAAGTATGGCCTTTCCGCATCTTGGAGAGTGTCGCAAAACGGCTCGATTTCGGTCACGACGAGGATCGCCCATATTGACGGCCACTTCGAGGAAACGACGCTTTCGGCGCCGGCCGATACCTCGGGGTCGAAAAACTCAATCCAAGCCATTGGCTCGACGATTACCTATCTCGAGCGGTATGGCCTCTTGGCGATGACAGGCTTGGCCACGGTCGACGAAGACGACGACGGAAATGCGGCCGTCACCGAATTCATCGACCACAAGCAGCTGAACCAAATCCTCGACATGATCGCAGACAAGGAAGTGGACGTCACGAAGTTCCTGGCGTTCCTCAAGGTCGAGTCGCTTGAGAAGATGCCAAAAGCCAAGTTTCAGCAGGCGATGGCTGCGCTCGAGAATAAGAAAAAGAAATGATTACACTCGACGTCATCCAAGGTACGGATGAATGGTCCGCGGCTCGCTGCGGGATGCTCTCGGCGTCTAACTTCGACAAGGTTGTCACGACAACGGGCGAACCATCGAAGCAGCGCCAGAAGTATCTTTATCAGCTTGTCGGCGAGCGTATTGTGGGCGCCAGGGAATGCGCCTATGAAAACGAATCGATGCGGCGCGGCCGGGAGCTTGAATCCGAAGCGCGGACGCTTTACGAGCTATTGACCGACATGCCAGTTCAGGAGGTCGGTCTTTGCTATCCCGACGAAAGAAAGCTTGTCTGCTGCTCTCCCGATGGGCTTGTTGGAGAGGACGGGGGGCTTGAAATCAAATGCCCATCGCTTCCGACTCATATTGAATACGTGATCGGCGGCAAGCTTCCTACCGAATACATCCAGCAAGTGCAGGGGAACCTGTACGTCACCGGCCGCAAGTGGTGGTCGTTTATGTCCTACTATCCGGGCATCAAACCGCTCATTGTCCGCGTCGAACGTGACGAGGCCTTTATCGCAAAGCTTAAAGACGCTTTGGAACAATGCTGCAGCGAGCTTGAAGTTCTCACCGAAAGGATAAGCGCATGATGAAAGACCTTTGCGTTCGCGAGTCATACGATAAGGACGGTGCCGAGCAAATCTCTTGGAATAAGGTCGGTGTCCTGATTGAAGCCAAGAACGGGAAGCAGTATGTGAAGCTTTTTCACATGCCGGGCGTCCTTATTAGCGTTTTTGAACCGAAGAACGAAAAGAAGTCGGCCGCCGCTCAAGGGGACACTGAATTTTAATGCCAAGGGTCCAAGCCAAAATTCTCGGAACGAAGTACGAAGACGGAAAGCTTCTCGCAAAGGTTCAGTTTAACGAGAAGTGTCCGAAGGTCGGTGAAACATTTACCGCCAAATGGGGATCGGTAAGGACCCGCAGTCAGAACAATCTTTATTGGCTCTTTCTGGAATGGCTCATTAAGGACGGCGGCTTAAAGGAACAAGGCCATTTCTCGGCCGAGGCGCTTCATCTGGACTTGAAAGCGTATTTTCTTTCCGAAAAGACGTTCGATAAAGGGAAGTTTAAAGCGATCGAAGAAGCCACGACGACGACATTGACCAAATCTGAATTTGGGGAATACGTCGATGCCGTTGATAAATTCGTTCAAGATTTTTTTGGAATAGATACGTCAGCATTTTGGTCTGAGAAACAAGCGTACAGTATTTAATTTTTAAAGGACGACGAGAGATAAAAGCGGAAAAATGGAATTTCTTAAAGACGCTCGGGCTGCAAAAAGCCCGAGCTTTCTTTTTTTGTTCAACGGGTTTCAAAAGCGCTTATTGAAAGTTAAAAAGGCTTAAATGGCCAAGCGATTCACTGATTCCGAGAAATTTAAGAAACACTTCATAAGGTCGCTACCTTCAAAATACAAGCTTTTTTGGTTTTACATCCTCGACGACTGCTCGAACGCCGGAATCTGGGAAGTAGATATGGAAGTCGCCTGCCTTCGGATCGGAGAAATTCTAGATAAAACCGAAGCTTTGAATTTATTCAATAAAGATGAAAAAAGAGTTTATGAATTTGATGGTGGTAAGAAGTGGTTTATTCCGTCTTTTGTATCGTTTCAATATGGGGATGATTTTAACCCTAAAAACCGTCTTCATGAGTCCGTGAAGGCTACCCTGGTTCGCCTTGGTTTGTTCTCTCTGATACCCGTTAGAGGCCCGTTAAATGGGGGCTTAGAGGCCCCCAAGGACAAGGAAAAGGATAAGGACAAGGACAGGGATAAGAAAGAGGGGGTCCAGGGGGAGGGAACCGTGGTCCCCTTTTTCGACCTTTTCTGGAAAGCCTACCCAGCTAGGAACGGCAAGAAGCTTGAAAAGCAAGAAACCTACCGAGAATTTCTAAAAATTTCCGTCACCGAACACAACCTCGTCGTAAAGGCAGCGGTTAATTACGCAAACAGCGGCTGGATCGCCAAAGACCCGAAGCGGTTTTTGAGAGATGGCTTCTGGCGAGAGTGGTTGGAGCCGGCAATATCAGATACCCCGCTTGCGCCTAAAAAGGCATTGCCATCGGGAACGTATCTAACAAAAGCACAACAACACAACATGGAGGCGTTGAAGCGATTCAACGAAAAGCATGCAGATAGAGACGATAAACAAGGCAATACTCCTACTTTCAGCCTGCTTCCAGGGCCAGAAGTTTGAGCCGAGTTTATATTACGAGCTTTTACACGACATGGACGACGAGTGTTTTTTAAAAGCCGTGATTGAAGTCTGCAAAGTAACGAAAGAGCTTTATCCGGGTACAAATTTGATCGCGATTTTAAGAGAGAGAAGCATTGACCTTAGAAAACAAAAGATTTCGAGCTTTCCGAAACTGCCGCCGGCGAAGCCGGTTCTTGCCGACGGTAAATCGCTTACGGAAGCATTTGACGAGGAAGTAAAAAAACTCGCAAAGGAGAAATCTGTATGAAGTTTAAAAACGCTCGTTTTAACGGCTCCGACTACGAACTAAAATTCGACCAAGTCAGGCTTACCGGACAGATCGAGAGGGTTTTTAAGCTCATGCAAGACGGCCTATGGCGAACGCTCGAAGAAATATCGATCGAGACTGGCGATCCGGCGGCGTCGGTATCCGCGCAGCTGAGGAATCTGAGAAAGCCGCAATTTGGTGGGCATTTCGTTTTGAAGAAAAGCCGAGGCGACAGGGCGAAAGGGCTTTATGAGTATCGGCTCATGGTCCGTCGCGAACGATACGAAGAACCGAAACGGGTTCCGAAGGATTTATTCGAGGCGGCTTCGTGAACATTTGCCGTTGGTGTGGCATAGGCAAGAAATGCCAATGCGAGAAAAAGCGCAAATGAATTGGCACGGTAATAAGTTCCGGGCCATTCGGACCAACGGCTTTTCATCAAAGCTTGAAAGCGCGGTTTACGAAATTCTGAAATTGCGCGAAAAGGCAGGCGAGATTTCGGACATTCAGCAACAAGCGAGCGTCGACCTTGGTTTTGATATTCGCTGGAAAGTCGATTATTCGTTCACTGTTCGCGAGACCGGAAAGCGTTTTTGGGCAGAAGCGAAAGGTATTGAAACCGACCGCTATCGTATTTGCCTAAAACTTTGGCGCGGCGGTCAAGGTCCCGGGCCTCTTGAAATTTGGAAGGGTAGTTATCAGAAACCGAAGCTAGTTGAAATTATTTATCCGAAATAAGCGGGGAGCGAGTGGAAGTGTTCGGGGATAATTACCCTTTTTGGATTTATAAATATCACGTCAAACAAGGAGAAGACCAAAGTGATCAAGGGTAAGGTTAAGTGGTTTTCAAAAGAAAAAGGTTACGGCTTTATTACTCTCGAAAACGGCAAGGACGCTTTTTGTCACCATAGTGCGATCCAAGTAAAAAGCAAAGACGGTAAACATTTATTCGACGGCGAGCCGGTTATCTGCGAAGTCGTCGAAAGCCCGAAGGGTTTGCAAGCCCAGAACGTGCGGAGAGCCTAGAGCGTGGGAAAGAAGCTTTGCGTCGGCGACGAGGTATTCGCGATTCTTGCTGCCGTAGATGACGTCATCGAAGGCTCGGAGTGGTTCGGAAATCAATTTGAGTCTTTACAAGCTTCTCGAATGAAGTACGCGGCCGGAAAGAGTTTTCGGATCCATCACCATATTTTAAACCCGAGGACGATCAAGAGAACGCAAGAGTCGTTTATCGTAATCCGCGGCCGAATCGCGGTTGATATTTACGACAATAAGGCCGCATTCGTCGGGACGCTAGAAGCCGGGCCAGGAGAAGCGATTTTCGTTTATCGAGGTGGTCACGGCGTTCGCGTTTTAGAGGATGCGGTTTTTTACGAGGTTAAAGCCGGCCAATTTTCTTACGTTTCGGAAGATAAAATTTTTTTAGATTAGGCGTGGCTCGCCGATGTGAGGTAAGCCGAGGCTTGTCCTGGTAAGGCAAGGTAATTAAAAAAGGAGAAATGAAAATGAAAAAAGCGCTGCTAAATGGCAATTCAAATGAAGCAAAAGAAACTATCGAAATTGGCGCTCCTTATTCGGTAGAAGTCGAGCTGACAGGAACTTGCCCGATTTTATTTCACAGATGGTCTTGTGATGACGTGAAAGCAAAATCCGAAGCCGCCAAAAACTCGAAAGCAAAAAAAACCGATAATCTTGAGGCTTATGTTTATCGGAACGAAAAGGGTGAAATTTCTATCCCCGGCGAATATGTCAGGCAGTCGATCATTCATGCCGCGAAATATAAACAAGACCCGAGAAGCCCACGGAAGTCAGCAATGGACATTTTTAAAGCGGGTGTAATTGTCGCGAATGAGCTGGCTTCTCTGGGTACGAAAGATTGGGATTTTATTGATAAAAGACGAGTCGTTATCCAGAGGAATGGCGTTACTCGTATGCGGCCAGCCATGCTTTCTGGTTGGAAGGCAAAATTTCAATTTGAAGTAATTTTGCCCGAATACATCACACCTGAATTTTTCCAAGATGTTTTGGTGAATGCTGGAAGATTGGTTGGGGTGGGTGATTTTCATCCAACTTTCGGTCGGTTTAATGTGACGAAGTTTGAGGTTATCTAATCAGGATCGCTTTGGTGTTGCTAGGTTAGCATGGGTAAGCTGCGGCGCGTTGAGGCTAACTATTTAAGGCGAGTTGTGGAGAGGTGGGGTTCGTTTCGGATCGGCGCGGATTGGAAAGCTAGGTTATGGTACGGCGAGGCTAATTATTTCTGGTCAGGTAAGGACGGCTAGGGTCTTGTAAGGCGCGGTACGTTATGCCCGGGTTTAGGTGTGGTGATGTGCGTTAAGGAGCGGATAGGCAGGCTGAGGTAAGTTTTGGTGAGGTGTGGTTATTTTAAAAGGAGCTTCGTTTGATTAGAGTCTCAGAGCCGTTACTCGCAGGCAATGAAAAGAAATACGTCCTAGAGGCTTTGGACGCCGGCGAAATCTCAAGCGGCGGGAGATTTGTCCGTCAATTCGAGGAGGCGTTCGCCAAGTGGAGCGGGAATAAATATGCGGTCGCCGTATCCAGCGGAACCGCAGCGCTCGAAACCGCGATTTGGTCTTTGGGGATCAATGAAATATCAATCCCGGCAGGGACCATTATCAGCTGCTATATCGCCGCTATCCGCGCCGGCGCCCGAGTGGTTTTTAGGGACAACGGAAACGGTGCCGGTGGCAGCCATATCATGCGATGCCATCTTTTCGGCGAGCGTGAAAATTTACAACTATTCAATCCTATCGGCGACCCATTCTTGGCGGACCTGAAAGCGGTGGATGATTGCTCTCAGTATTGGGTGCCGTTCAGGACCGACGGCGTTGCCTGCTATTCGCTTTATGCAAACAAGCTTATAACTGCCGGCGAAGGTGGCGTCATCGTTACGAATGACGAAGCGGTTTATAGGCTCGCGCGTTCATACCGTGATTTATGCCATAGCGAGGAGCGATTCGTTCATAAACACCTGGGTTATAACTTTAGGATTTCAAACCTTCAGGCGGCCGTGGCACTCGCCCAGCTTGAGCAAATCGATCGGTTCACCGAGATAAAGCAAAGAAATCGAGACCTATATCTTAAATATCTGCCCGAGCAGGCCCAATGTCTTTTTAAAGTCGACGTGCCTTGGATGTATTTGGTGAAGACCCATTACGATGCCGGCGAAGTGGTTCAGGAAATGCGGAACGAAGCTGTTGAGTGCCGCCGATTCTTTTACCCGCTCCATCGCCAGCCTTGTATTAAGGCTGGCGGGTTATACCCGAATGCTGACAGCCTTTGGAATCATGCATTTTATCTGCCTTCGGGCCTAAGTTTAACCGAAAAGGAAATCGCGTATGTTTGCGAGAGATTACGCTCGGTTCTACGATCTATTTAATTCAGACAAGCCCTATCAAAAGGAAATCACTTTTGTTTACGAGTGGGCCAGAAAGCCGCAATGGGTTTTCGATATCGGCTGCGGAAACGGCAGCTATTGGAAATATTACCCGAAAGACACGCATATATTGGGCATTGATAAATCACGCGCGATGGCATCTGGATCAAAAAACATTATCTGCGCGGATATTACGCGTTGGAAGCAGAACGGAACGCCGTCCCTCTTTGAATGCGCGACCGCGTTGTTTGACGTGCTTAATTACATTCCGCGGCATGACTGGTGGGGAAAGATTCCCGTCGAAAAAGGCGGCTATTTCATTTTCGACATTTGGGACAAAGAGAAGGTTGAGCTTGAGGGATTCAGAAAAACGCTCAAAGTCATGGGCAAGGCGTTTAGGAAAATAACGCCGGTTAAGTACGACGGGAAATCGGTTGATCTGAAAATCGACATTTGGGACGACAAGGTTAATTTTCAGGAGCTTCATACGATGTACCTTCATAGCGAAGAAGATATTGAAAGATTTTGCGGCCAGGAATTTGAAGTTGTTGAAACCATGCCAACGAAGAATTGGCAAAAGTGGTTTAAATGCCGAAGAAAATAGCGCTTCTTCATAGATTCCCAAAAGAGACGATCAAGGAAACGAACGCCGCGTTTCCTTATCTCCAATCGAAGGGCATTCACGTCATCACGTTTAAGAAATTTAATCGTCTGAATAGTATTCAGAAACTATTTAAAAGCGTTCTTTGGATTTTTTATGCTCCACTTTTGGTTATCGGGAAAGGGTTCGATGTTATCTACTGCGACGACTCCTTTCCGTTCTACCCGGCGCTAGTCAAGATAGCCTCTCCAAAATCAAAAGTCGTTATCCGGCTAGGTGATCTTCATCTGATGTATTACGTCTCGGGCTTTGCATTTAAATTCCTCCATTTTTTTGAGCGGATGGTTTGGAAGATGGCCGACGAAATCGTTGCCATATCTGAGCCTATGGCGAAATACATTTACCAAGAAACGCGGAAATATCCGGCAGTTATCCTTGACCCGGTTGAACCGAAAGACTTTCCGTCGAACGGCGGCGCCGCTGGAAATATTGTTATGTTTCATGGCCTCATAACGAGGAACAAAAACATAGATATATTGCTCGAGGCCGCAACGAAACTGCCTCTATTTGACTTTCTGATTGTCGGCGACGGCCCAGATAAAGACCGTCTTTTAAAGAAGAAACCCAGAAACGTACATTTCGTTGGCTGGATTCCGTTCAAGCATATTCCCGCCTATATCGCCACTTGCAGCGTCGGCGTTGCGCTAAGGAGTAGCAATCCGGCCAATGAATACGTCGTTACTTCTCCTTTCCTTCAATACGGCGTCATGGGAAAGCCTTGTCTTGTTACCCGCCGGGAAGTGTTCGGCGATTACCCGTGGCAGTTTTCTAACGTAGACGAGCTAGTCGATAAAATCAGAATCCTTTTAAAGCGGCCGCAGCATGAAGGGAAAAAGCTTCAAGAATTCATTCTTAAAAACCATAGCGCCAAGAAGATCGCGGAGGAAATTTGGTCTCTGTTGTCATCCTGACAACTGGCGAAGCAAAGAGCGTCTTACGTGATCTTAAGAATCAGACGCATCGGAATTTCGAGATTATTCTCGCCAAAGAGCGGGGCATCGTAAAGGCGATGAATAGCGCGTTATGGCAGGCGAAGGGGGATATTTTGGTCCGAATCGACGATGACGTGACACTTCCGAAGAATTGGCTTGTTGAGCTAGTCAAGCCTTTCTCGGACCCGCAAGTCGCCGGTGCCACCGGACCGACCTTTGTCCCGAAGGATCGGAGACAGAATCGGGACAGTATTCGGATCGCCGAAGATCCGAATTGGTTTCTGCGATGGATGTTTGATAACGAGCCTTACGCTCTAGCCAAAATTTATAAATGCGGCTCTGTATCCTACGGCTCCAATTTCCCAGAGGTTATCCGGCGTTTGGGAATATTCGAGCCTGACCATTTGGAGGGAACAAATTGGGCCATGCGGACAAGCCTTATTAAGATGGTCGGCGGCTTTGATCCCGCCTTTGACGGCGTTGCCGAGTGGTTTGACACCGACGTCGAGCAGAAGATTAAGCGTCTCGGGTACAAGCTGCGGTATAACCCGGAGGCTTATTTATTTCATATGCTCGAGAAAACCGAAAACTATTATGACCGCTTTGAAGTTTTCGGACGCATAGAAAACTGGCTTCGGTTTCATAAGCGTCACTCGAAGTTTCACTATAAAAAAATCATCTGGCTTTTGATGCTCCTGGGGTATGCGCTATGTCCGAAATATCGGTAATTATTCCAACGATGAAGGGACGAGAAGCCCTTTTAAATAAACTTCTTTTGAGCCTGCCCGGAGACGTTGAAACGATTATTGTCGATGACGAAAGATTACTTTTGGCCGCCAAGAGGAACAAGGGAGCTAAAAGGGCTAAAGGAAGATACCTTTTATTCGTCGATGACGACAATTATTTATCGACCGATGCCTTGCTAAAGATGGCCCGTTTTCAAGAGCGCGTTGGAGTGGTAGGCATGACCGCTTGCTATGACGATAAAAAGCTAAGAATAGCCGATGGTGGATCAAACAGAAATTATCTCAGTGGATTTACTTCGGGCCAGAGAACTAACGCGCGGCTTTGGGAAGTGGGTAAGAATTGCTACGAGGTTGACGAGGTCGCCAACGCCTTCATGGTTCGGCGCGATTTATTTGAGCAATTGGGAGGATTCGACGAGGTTAATTTTCCAATCGATCTGGATGAAGCGGATTTCTGCAAAAGGGCAAAAGACGCCGGCTATTTAGTGATTATGAACCCAGAAGCGATTTGTTATCACAAGTCGCAAACCTACTCGCATATCCCAGACTTTCGCCGGCCGATGAACGCCTATTTTATGGGACGCAACCGGATTCTATACCAAAAGAAGCACTTGCCAGCCTGGAAGCTGGCCATCTATTTCGTGGTATTCTTCCCGATTTTTTATCTGTCTTATTGCGCTTGCCTTCTTTATCGGGGCAAGCCTGGCATGATCTGGCATTTCTCAAAGGGGGTTTTCGATGGAATATTCGGTCGTTTCAAGAATCAATTTCAACAAGGATAAAGCCCGTAAGATCGGGGCGTTTTTTTACGATCCCGACACCGATGGCCTGTATCACGAAAGCCCTTGGCCTTTTCCGGTCCAGCTTCTGATTACGCATGGACTAAGTAAATGCTATGTCACGCCTGGCTTCTTAAAGCTGCCCTTCATTCTGAAAGGTTGGATCAATCTCGACATTCTCTTAAGGGAAATCGACCTTTTGAACCTGGCCCTAAACGGCAAGATTTTGATGCATGCCTCTTGCGTCGACGACACATTAATCGTTGGGTTTCCAAATTCTGGGAAGACCTATCAGACGTATATGACTGTATCAAAAGGCGGCGAGTTGATTTCGGAGGAATACACCGTTATTGACGCCAAGACGAAGACCGCATCGCCTTATAAGAGGATCATGCGGACCTGCTTTTCGGAGAGAACGCTAAGAGACTGCGGAATCCCGATAACCCCCCGCGAAACGCTCGGGCTTATCTTTGCGACGATCCGCGCGAAGCTCATGCCTTTCATGTTCGAGGCGGCGATCTGGAAGGAAATCCCAGCCAGCGGCCGCATATCCAAGATCAAGCGGATTGTTTACGGCTCAACGGGAACGGAAATAACCGAATGGAAGGCCTTCGCGATTCTCTGCGAAAACGAATTTCCTTTCATGTCGAGCGAGTTTTTGCAGGCATACGCCTTCGGCTCGGGCCTCGACCTTATCGGCATTCAGGAGCAACAAAGGAACCTAATCAAGGATTTTGTTTATGCGGTCTATCCTCATAACCGGAAATAAAGGTTTCATCGCCAGCGGGTTACATGGCGACGGGATCGACATAAAAGACGGCATCGATATCGTTTCCTATCGCGCGACTCGGAAATATGAAGTTGTCATTCATACCGCCGCCAAGACAAGCGTGACCGAGTCTATGAAAGATCCGAAGGCTTATGTTCGGACCAACCTTGTCGGGACGTTGAATATGCTACTCGAGCATCCCGAATCGCATTTCGTCTATCTGTCCACGGCCGGCGTCTATGGGGAGGGGGAATTTCATACGGTGAAGTATTCTGTCCCGAATCCAAGCTCGATTTATGCTTCGACGAAGCTTGCCGGGGAGTTTTTAATCAGGAACCTGGCCAAGTCTTGGACGATTTTAAGGCTTACCAACGTCATCGGCGACGAAGACCGAGGCGAGGCCAACGTGTATCAGGTATTCAGAAAAGCCGATGTTTTGCCGATTTACGGCGATGGGTTTCAATCGCGCGATTTTATCCGCGTTGAAAAGGTCCGAGAGGCAATCAATTACGTCGTAAAAAACAACATCTGCGGGACTTATAACGTGGGGTCCGGGCATTCAAAGACGATCCTACAGGTGGCCGACGAGTTTAAGAAGCCTATTCAATTCTTCCCAGCGCGGGAAGGGGAAATCAACCGATTCGGGATCGCTGATGCTTTCGATTATTCTTCCGAGTCATAGAGAGCCGGAAATCCAAGAGTTTGTGGAAGTGGTAGAAACCCGGCTTCCGAGGGCTTTTGAAATCATCGTTTCATCAGATAGGCATGGCAAAGGGAAAGGTTGGGCGATTCGCGAAGCTTTGCAAGAGGCAAGGGGAAGCGAGATAGCATTTCTGGATGGGGACGGTGACATTCATCCGAGGATGCTTTTAAGGCTTCTGCCTTTCTTGGAAGATTTCGACGCGGTTGTCGGAACCAAGCGGATCGCTCATAAACACTTTAGCCGGCGCGTTGTGACCGTATTTTCGAGGCTTTATATCCGGCTTCTATTCGGTTTGGAATGTGACACCCAGACGGGGATAAAGCTATTTCGCCGGGAAATGCTCGAGACATGGAAAACAGACGGTTTTTTGTTCGACGTGGAAGTGCTATCCAACATCAAAAGAAACGGGGGAAGGATCGTCGAAGTACCAATAGAAGCGGAAATCAAAGAGAAAATGTCAGTGGGGGCCATTTGGAAGACTCTTATCGAGAGCGTTATTCTCAAGTTTCGATTATTATCCCGACCCGCGAAATAGACGATTACGCTTGGCGCTGTATGCGCCGCTGCGTCCGTCTCTATCCGACCGCGGAAATAATCGTCGTAACCGACAAGGAATGCCCGGGCTATCCCGCCGGAAAGCGGAATTGGGCAATGCAACGGGCAAAAGGCAAAATCTTTGCCTTTATTGACTCGGATGCCTATCCTTCCGACCTTTGGCTTTATAAGGCGCTTTCATGGCTCGATATCCATCCCGCCGTTTGCGGTCCCGGCGTACTCCCGCCCGACGCACCTTTCGAGGAGCGGGTTTCGGATATTGTCTATCAAATGCTGCCTTATGCCGAGCGCGTCGTTCCATTGAAAGAGAGAATCCTTTCCGAGTATCCGACCTTCAATCTCATCGTCAAAAGGGAGGTCGCCTGTCAATTTGAGAATTATCTAACCGGCGAAGATAGCCTTTTCTGCCGAAAGATAAAGGGCGGGGTTTTCTATCATCCCGATATCCTCGTATACCACAATCGGCGCCCGATCTTTAAAAGGCTATGGAAACAGGTCGGAACATACGGCCGCCATCGCGGGAATTTCGTAAAACTGGCGCTTTTGGCCTGGGTTTCAGCGGTGTTTACCTATGGGATCAATTTCATCAAGGGATTCTTTATGAGGAGGCCGTCTTGAAGGTTTTAGTCACGGGATCGCTTGGGCTTGTCGGCTCAGAAGCCGTCAAATTCTATTTAAACAACGCTTGCGAAGTCATCGGCGTCGACAACGATATGCGCAAGCACTTCTTCGGAGAGGCGGCCAGCGTCGTCAAAAACAAGATCGATCACCCGAATTATCAACATTACGGCGTGGATATCTCGAAAATTGAGGGGCTTTTCCAGAACGAAAAACCCGACGTTATCATCCACGCAGCTGCGCAGCCCTCGCATGACTATTCGGCAGTGAACCCGCTTCTAGATTTCGGGATCAACGCCTATTCGACGCTCATGCTTCTGGAAATGATGCGGAAACATACGCCTGAGGCGGTATTTGTCTATCTCTCGACGAATAAGGTATACGGCGACACTCCAAATCAGCTGGATTTTGTCGAGGAAGAAACAAGGTACGAGAATTATAGGCGCGTAATTCATTCTGACGAGGTCGATAAAACGATTTCTGATGGAATTGGGGAGTGGATGACGGTCGACCGGTCCATGCACTCGCCTTTCGGTGTCTCGAAGCTAGCAGGCGACCTTTACGTGCAGGAATATGCCAGATATTTTGGGCTAAAGACTGGCATTTTTCGATGCGGATGCATCACCGGCGCTGCCCACGCCGGGGCCGAGCTTCATGGCTTTCTGGCCTATATGGTCCGCTGCAAGAAGGAGGGATGGCCCTACAAGGTTTTCGGATATAAGGGCAAGCAGGTCAGGGATCAGATTCACGCGCATGATTTGGTCAAGGCGATCGATTGCTTTGTCCGAAACCCAAGGCCTGGCGAGGTCTATAACATGGGCGGTGGTCGGCATTCCAATGTCTCGGTTCTCGAGGCTTTGAATTGGCTCCAGATGGGAAATTGGCAATACGTCGACCAAGCTAGAAAAGGCGACCATATTTGGTACGTTTCCGACGTGTCCAAATTCAGAAGTCATTACCCGGAATGGGATTATGATTTTAATTTGTGGTCTATTTTTGAGGATTTAATGAAATGATCGCCCTCACCTGGTTCCACGAACGGGAGAAGAGGAGATGAGTATCCACCCATTTTCAAGCGGCTCTCAGCATGGCGATTGGAGGGCTTCCAACTGCGATAGATGCACGAAATATACCCACAATCCAAACGAATCGAAATGCGAGATTGATAAAGCAATTCTTAAAGCGCAGTTTGGTAATGGGACCGTCTCGGATGAAATCGCTAAGCGTATGGGTTACTACGATAACAACGGTAAAGACGGATTCTCTTACGTCTGGATGTGCAACGAGGTTGAATGTTCTTGTGGGGCATTGGTTGATAAGGTTTCGGGGCTTTGTACGAAATGCTGGAATACAAAGGAGCGGAGATGACGACATGCACTAAATGTGGAAGCTCAGATGACTTCCTCCATACTTGCGTTAAATGTAAGCCGAATATTTACGATGAGCTTGCCGCCCTGAGGGAGGAGTGCGCGAGGTTGAAGAAGGCCAATGAGCTGTATGAGAAGCAGCTCACGGACATTGGTTATGAAGCGGCGTTTCCAAAGAACATCATTTTCTACGATGACGGCACAGAGCGAGAGATTGAATGGGTTACTGGCGACGGCCCTGAATACAATAGCCCTTCTTGTTGGGTGACAACGGATAAGTCTCAGGAACTTTCAGAACTACGCGCACAGCTCGAAGCTGAGAAAGATGACAACGAAATATTGGCTCAGATTAGCGAGATTCTTGTTGGTTATCGGGAAGGAAGCCATAAAGACATTCTCGCTGGACTTAGAGAACTGAAGGAAGAAAATCAACGTCTCAACGATCTAAACCGTCAAGAAGTCTCAGAGAAAATCGAGCCATTCAAGAAAGCGTGGGAAGAAGAACTCTCCACCCACCGCGTACTCATCTCAAGACTTACGCAGGCGTTGGAGAAGATTGTCCAGGTATGTGACCGACCAAGAGAAACCGGAGATGTATTCGTCACCAGAGAAATCGCAAATACCGCCCTCCAATCCTCGCGCACATCTCACCTAGGGGAAAGAGACGATGAGAAAACAAAATAAATCAACGTCCACAATTGAATGTCAGCCAAGAGAGCTAATTACCAGTTACAGAGGCTATCATTTTTGGTGGTGCAAGAAACATATTCAGCCACGTTACCAATGTGAGCTAGAAGCATTGGACAACGAATGGTGCGAAAAATTAATGAATCTAATCAAATGACGCGCACTCACCGCCTCGACGGGTGCCGGGAGGGGAAATGAACGAATTTATAACAGGCCTTACCGTCGTCCTCTGCGGTCTATTCTATTGGCTTGGCGGCCAAGAGGTCCCATGGACTAGGCGAGGCTATAAATGGATTCGCCGTTTCGTTCTTCCAGTCGTGTTATGTGTAGCGCTGATTTATCTCGGCGCCGCTTGGCATAAAGCACTCGCCGCATGCTCTGGCTTATGTGTAGCGCTTCACGTCGGCTATCAAACCCACCTTTGGAAATACGCGATAACCGGCGCTTTTATGGGCGCTTGCGCGTTAATCGTTTCTCCACAGATTGATTTGCGATGGCTGATTACCCTATTGCCAGCCGTCTTCCATACCGGATTCGGGCTTCTTTCGCTTAAAGACAACAAATTCGGTTGGGCCATCGTCGCGGTCCTCATGGGCGTCTCGATCGGAACGGTTTATCTATACCTAGGTGGCCAATGAGATATTTATTCCCGCTTAACCCCTATAACCAACAACGCCAATTTGAAAAGCCCGTTTGGGTCTACCCGGCTCATTTGGCTATGTATGCGACGTATCTAAAGAATCTCGGTTTGGACGTAATTTGGGATAGTGGGAATGAAAAAAATAAACAAATGTCCGATTATATAATTAGGAGGTCGAAGGCGTTTCCTAAAGAAAAAATAACAATTATTAATAACGATTTTGATATTGCCGTTCCATTTGAGCAATTGCCTTATCCAGACCGCATATTTACTGACGCCAAAAACCCACGCTGGCAATCCTACGGCAATTATAAATTTCATCCAGCCACGCATATGATGGCCTCAAACCTTTGTTGGTATGGCAAATGCACGTTCTGCATCGATACCGCCAAGCTTCAAGCCGGGGAAAAGCGCGGTGTTCGTTCGGTAGATCATGTCATTGAAGAAATCGACGACTTGATTGCTCAGGGCTATCGCGAAGTATTCGACGACTCGGGGACATTCCCGGTCGGCGCTTGGCTCGAGGAGTTTTGTAAGCGCATGAACGAGCCTTATGAGAATAAGAAGCCAGGTATGGTTTATTGCTATCGAGACAAATACGGTCGCAAGAAACCGAGGAAAGATTTCATAACCATCGGCTGCAACATGAAACCGATCAAGCTCGATTACAAGATGATGGCCAATGCCGGCTTTCGCTTTATCTTGGTTGGCATTGAATCGGCGAATCAAGCGACCGTCGACCGAATTCAGAAAGGGCAACGATCCGAGGATATCATCCCAATCATTAAAAGCATGTCGGACGCAGGCCTTGAGCCGCATTTAACGAGTATGTTCGGATACGAATGGGAAACCCATGAGGATGCCATGCGGACGGTTAATCTTGTCCATTACCTACTGAAAAAAGGTTATGCCAAGACCGCTCAAGCCTCGGTTTTCTGCCCTCCGAGGACCGCGCCGGCGCCCGATCAGAAGGGACATAAGTATATCCCGATGATCTATGACGCCTATAAATCGCCTCAATTTTGGTATCACAAAGTAAAAGACATGAAACGCTGGGAAGATTTCACGTATATTTTAAGAGGCGCGCGCCTCGTCGCTGAAGAAAAATGGAGGAAGCTGTGTTTGAAAATGTAGCCTGGATCATCATCGTCAATCTCGCGCTTTATTTTAAGACGCTCCGATTTAAATTCGTCTCGGACGATTTCACCGTCTGGAAGAATCCCCCCGTCGCCAAGAACGCCTGGCACCGACTATGGCTTCAAATGACCGGCCAAATGAAATTTTATGCCAAAAGCGCCCGTTTAGTGAAGGCCAACGGAAAGCTATTCCTGGCGATTATCCGCGCTGAGGAATTGGAACATTTGGTGACGATCCTAATCCATACGGCGATCTGCATCGCGATCTATTTTGCTTTCGGTGCCTCATGGATATCGTTCGTGGCGGCGCTACTCTATTCAACGAATCCGGTCAATAACCAAGGAACCATCTGGCCGTCGGGCAGGGGATACGCCTTACCGATCCTCTTTCTATTGCTTTCTATGGCCATTCCGCTCCTATCACCGCTCTTTCTATACGCCGGGACATGGTACACGGCAGGCTTCTTGGCGCCGCTCGCCCTCGTAGGCTCGAGCAAATGGTATATCCTAGCCTCGATGCCCCTTATTTGGTATCTGCACTCCAAGAAATTCACCAAAGCCGTCAAGAATAAGCAAAACACCGAATGCTTCGACGAGGATAAAGTCATTCATCCGAGGAAGCTTATCCTTGCCATTAAGACCTTCGGCTTTTACCTGACGCTTTGCATCATCCCTTTTCGCATCACCTTTTATCACAATTTCCTTCAGTCGGCCGCTGGTAGCATGAAACACAAGTGTTATACCTTCTGCCGATATTTCTGGATCGGGGCAACCGCTCTTTTGGGTATGGGCCTATATGCAGCCCTCAGGCCGTGGGACCCATTCATCTGGGCGCTCTTTGCTTTTGCGATCACAATCGTCCCTTTCTGTAACTTTATCCGGGCCAACCAAGAGATTGCCGAGCGATTCGCAGCCCTCCCGAATGTTTTCTTGATGTATGCCCTAGCGCAGCTTATTACCGGGATTCCAGGAAGTGACGCGATTATCGCGGCATTCCTGGCGTTCTATGCAACGCGCACCTTTTACACGCTCATCATGTACAAAGACGAGTATTACATCACCGAGCTTGCGATTATAGAGGACGAAAACGCTTGGTGGGCCTGGCATTGCCGCGCGATGAAGCGATGGGAAACACAAAGTTACAGAGAGGCATTGATTTTATGGGTTCGCGCCCTACTCATTTCTAAGAACGAATTTAAACTATTAATAAATATCGCGACTTGCCTTCGACTCCTTAAAAACGATAAAGAGGCCGATATCTATCTTGCTAAAGCAGAGGCGAATATTGTGCCTGGGCAAGAAAAAGAGGCCAAGGAGTTTATCGAACAACACCGACGCGGGAAGCTGCCCATATTGCTTTAAAAAAAGTCAAGTGCTATATTAACCATAAGGGGGAATCGATGGAACGAAAGCCAGTGTTCAGCATGTTTGCCGCGTCGGACGAAATCACGGTTAACCGAGTCGGTAAGAAAGTAACGATTAAGGGCCGCGACGGCACATACCAAGACACCGATTCCGTCGAGGCGAACCTCCTGTTTGAAATATTGAAGGTGCTGAAGAAAAAATAAATGGCCGGCGTCAAAGGAAGAAGCGGAAGAAAGTCAAACGCCAACGAGGACCTACGGTTTCGCGTTCTCGATAAGGCCTGGCTTATCCTCGAAAAAGCACTAGATGATCCAGAAGTGGACCCAAGAGAAAAGCGAGAACTTGCCAAAACCCTCGCATCGCGCAATATCCCTCAGCAAGTGCAAGGTGATTTTAATCACAATGTAACGGAAATGCCGACGATCCAGAAGCTTGTCCCTGGTGAGGCCAATAACATTAACCGCATCGCGGTATATGACATTGGCTCACCTCCTCCTTCCGAAGATACTTAATATCCCCGACAAGCTTCTCGCGCTTGTCGACCCGGATATATTTAACAAATACCGCTATTTCATTATTAGGGGCGGCCGTGGCGGTGCCAAGTCTCAATCTGTTGGCCGCTTTGTCCTTTACCTCAACGAAAAATATAACCTCCGAACTGTCTGCGGCCGTGAAACCCAAAACTCGATCGCAGAGTCGGTTTATTCCCTCCTTTCCGATTTAGTCCGAGAGTATCAACTCGGATTTGATACCCAAGCCTCTAGAATCACGTCCCATATTACAGGCAGCACAATCAATTTTCGTGGTTTCCGCGAGCAAGGCGCCTTTAATATTCAGGGTATGGAAGGTATCGACCTTCTCTGGATCGACGAAGCCCAAGCCCTCACCAAGCAAACCCTCGACGTCCTGATCCCGACCATCCGTAAAGAAAACGCCAAAGTCATCTTTACGATGAACCCTCATGTTTTTAATGACCCGGTCATCGTCATGCTCGCCAGGCGCGATGATTGTCTTGTGATTGATATTAATTATGACGAAAATCCGTTCTGCCCGATTGCGCTTAAGAAAGAAGCCGAGGAATGCCGGAAGCTGAGCGAAAAAGATTACGAGCATATTTGGCTCGGTCGTCCTCTCGATCAATCTGAGGATTCGGTTTTATCTCTCGCGGATTTTGAATACGGCAAGCAAATGGCGCATATCCTAGCTCCCGGCTATGGTATCCGCGTTGGCGGTTTTGATATCGCACGTTACGGCGACGACAAATGCGCGGCATTCATCTTTCAGCAAATGGGCGCTCTCCATTGGGAGGAAGTTTTTTGCGACGAGTGGGAGAAAAAAGACCTGAATTATACAACGGGTCGCATCCTCCAAATCTGTAACGAGCAAGGCCTCGATATGGCCGCGATTGATATTGATGGCCTCGGCGCCGGGCCATTTGACACGCTTTCTAAAGGCCGGGGGCTGGATTACTTCGTTGGTTTCAGAAATCCTACGATAAGCTATCAGGATAATAAAGACTTCGCCAATGCCAGGACCGCGAACGCTTATAAGTTTAAAGACGCGATCGTTAAAGGCCATCGTCACGTTAAGACACAAAAAGCGATCGATGAGCTTCTAAGCCTAAAATACACGTTCGATCACAATCAGCGCCGCATTCTTATCTCGAAAGATAAGATGCGAAAAGACGGAATCAAATCGCCAAATATTGCGGACGCAGCAATTATGGCCGAAAGTTTAATCGGGAAGGTGAAGCAAAAACAGGATCATCAATACGAGCCGAATATTGTTCGATACTCAAAAGACGATAACTTATTTAATATCGCGGGGGTGATTTAATGGCAGTCGGTACAGCTACAGCAATCGCTATCGGACTTGGTGCCGCAGGCGCAGGTTTCGCAGCATCAAAATCAGGGATTTTCGGTGGGGGACCAAAGCAACCAATCTCGGCCCCGATGCCTTTACCGCAGGCCCCGAGGCCCGAGGCTGCGGCCGAGAAAGCGGCCGAAATTGGCAGAAAGAAGAAAGCCGTGGCGACGACGAGCATTTATACCTCACCGCTCGGAGTGGCAGGGGAAGCAAACGTTGCAAGGAAAACCCTCTTAGGACAGTAATTAAACTTTATGGCCGAAAATCATAATAAGCGATTTCTAATTTAACGAAAGCATAATATGACCGTTGAACCCTACTCCGACAAATACTTCGGCGATATCCTGAAAATCGTCGAGAATTTCCACAAAGAGGCGGTCTGCGAATACGGGGAATCCTTTGACGTGGAGGTCTTAGCCGAGACCATTAGGAATGCCGATACGCAGAATGCCTTTCTAATGATCGTCGACGGTAGCTGCCAGGGGCTTATTTACGGCTCGCGGTGGCAATCTCCCATGAGTGGGAAGGTAATTTTTCAGGAAACTATTTGGTACGTAAACGAGAGTTTTAGAAGGTATGGCATATCCCTGCTAAGAGAAGTTGAAAAACTGTTGAAATCGCAGGGAGTTAATATTATGATAATGGCAGTACTAGAGAATTCTAAAACCGAGAAGATCAAGACCTTTTACGAAAGGCTCGGTTTTAAGCCGATGGAAACGCATTATATGAGGTCGCTGTAATTTGGGTTGGGCCGCTCGTAAAAATTTAAATAGCAAATGGAATAGAAGTCGGAACGGCGATGGCGCCGCTCCTGAAGTGCAGGTGTTGACTCCAAGAAACGCGGATGAGCCTGTGGTGATTGAGTTATCCCTTAAAAACATTTGGGGTATCCTATGCCGCAGACTAAATCCGTCACGCCCTCAAAGCCCCGCGCTGAGGAATTAATTCAGCAGTACCAACAAAATCTTTCCCGTCGCCGTAACTTTGAAAGTTACTGGCAGACGCTTCACGATTATTTTTACATCGAATCCCAAGACGTAAATAGGACCTATTCAGCCGGCAACGAGTTGAATGCGTCGCCACTTTGGGATTCGACCACGCTTGAAGCCGCGGACGTTTTCGCGTCCGGTTTTATGAATTATCTCACCCCTCCCACGTCCAAGTGGTTTAGGCTACGCCACCGTGATCCCGAGCTTTCATCTAGCAAGGCCGTCGCTGATTACCTTGAGGACGTCGCCGCCGAAGTAAATTCAGCGATCAACCGATCTAACTTCTACGACCAAATGTTCCCCTCCTACAAGTCAAGTGGCGTGTATGGAACGGCGCCGCTTTTTGAGGAGGAGGACGAAGAAGACGATATCCGCTTCTATAACCTTCCCGTTAAGCAAGTCGTCATCGTTGAAGATGCCAGGCAGCGCGTTTGCAAATATTACATCGAGTTTGAATATACGGCCAACCAAGCGGCGAGTCGCTGGGGCCAAGAAGCGCTTTCAACCGCCCTAAAAGAGGAAATCAAAGAGGGCCGGGGAGATGAGAAAAAGCACCAATTCTTGCTCTACATCGGACACCGCTATGTTAGAGAAATCCAGAAATCCGACAAGAAGAACATGCCGATCGAGGCAAGCTGGATCGACGTCGAAGGCCGGATGATTATCGACGAATCAGGCTATAACGAGTTTCCCGCGTTCTGCCACCGCTTTGATAAGCGACCGTTTTTGGCTTGGGGCTTCTCGCCGGCCATGAAGGCTCTACCATTCGCTAGGCTCTTAAATGCGATCTCTAAAACCAATCTTCGGGCCATGATGAAGGCCACCGATCCACCGATTGCCGTTCCGCATAATGCCTTTCTCGCGCCGTTTAATATGAACCCGAGAGCAATTAACACCTATAAAAAAGACGCGATGGACACCGGGAAAGATATTTTTTCATTTGGTAACTTTGGCGATCCTCAAGTCGGTCTCACCGCCGTCGAGTATTATTCGGGAAAAGTAAAAACGCTTATGTACCATGACGTCTTTTTGGCGTTCTCGAATATCACTAAAGACATGAACAACCCCGAAATCATGGAGCGCATCAACGAAAAAATGACCATGCTCGGGCCTGCCGTCGGACGCTATCTCGATGAGGTTTTAAGCCCAATCATCCAACGGACCATCGGAATCCTCTTTCGCCGTGGCAAACTTCCAGAGCCGCCAGCCGAGCTTATGATGGACCCCAACTATGAGATTGATTTTGTCGGCGTCCTGGCCCAATCCCAGCGCAGGGCTGAACTGAATACGCTGATTACAGGCCTTTCAATGGTCGGTCAATTGGCTCAATTCTCGCCTGAAGTCTTAGACAAGATCGACCCGGATAAGGTAACCGACGAGGTTTGGAGCATCACCGGCGCCCCAGTCAAAGTGCTTCGGGATGACGACGAGGTCCGTCAAATCAGGGAAGGCCGCGCCGAGGCCTCGATGAAGAATCAGGAAATCGCTGAAATGGCCGCTGGCGCCCAGATCGCTAAAGACGCAGGCGCTGCCGATGCCGCGTTTGCCAAGGCCAAGGAAGGTAAATGATCGACTTAAGAAATATCGAAGACGTTCGTATGCTTCAATCGAATCTCAGGTCTTCGCTTGATACGCCACAAGGCAAAGAGGTTGTGAAGTGGCTCGAAGAAATTTGCGGTTGGTATGACTTTAGCGAGACCAACCCCAATTTAATCCAAATTAAACACGGGAAGCGTCAAGTTTTAGCGACGATTAAGACGCTTCTTGAGTGCAAAGCAGAAGTAATCGTCGCGGTAGCAACTAACCAGGAGCAATAACAAAGTGGAAAATCCTGTGACCCCTCTTGTGGAGAATCCAGAGACCCCAAAAGCACCAGAAGCACCGAAGCCGCAAGCGCCGTCCGAGTTTAGCTGGAAGACTCAGCTTGCATCCGACTTCGCCAATAGCCCGACGATGCAGAAATTTCCAGACACGAAAGAAGGCTTTAACGAGGCAGTCAAAAGCCATCTTTTACTTGAGAAGCTTTTAGGCTACGAGAAGGTTCCTATTCCCAAATCGAAGGATGACGCGGCCGCTTGGGACGTCTTCTCGAAAGCCATGAGAATCCCGGAAAAGCCAGACGGCTACGCGCTTCCCGACGTCGAAATCCCCGAATCTATGAAGGGGCTTTCATTCGACAAAAAGAAGTTTGCCGAGATCGTCCATGCTAATAAGCTGACGCCCGATGCCGCAAAAGGCCTTTGGGAAGCTTATACGACGATGACGAAGCAGGCTTATGCTGTCGCAACGAAGGAGCATCAGGAAAAGATCAACGCCACGATCAATCAGCTGCGCGGCGAGTGGGGCGATGCCTATCAGTCGAAGATTGAGCTTGGTCAGATGGTTATCAATAAATTCTCGGATAACCAGGAGACCAATGATTATATTACGGCTACTCTCTCCAAGGACCCGAACGGAATCCGGTTTTTGGCGAAGATCGCTGAGCAGTTTGCCGAGAATAAAATCGGTGACTTTAAGTATCAGCGTCATTCGCTGACGCCAGAGGAGGCCCAAAGGGAGGCTGATTCAATCCGTAACGATATGAATCATCCTTACAACAACGAAAAGGCTCCGCAGGCAGAAAGAGATCGCGCCATCGATTATGTGAATAGTTTAATCGGTATCGCAAGAAGGCCCAGAGGATAAGCGAAAAGCCCCAAAAGGTCTTTTGTAAAGGTCGGCCGGACAAGCTTAAATGCCCCGGCAAATAGCAGGCGTAAGAGGCGACCCTCCTAAAGAGGACAATCAAATCCCAAGCGTTTAATTCGTTGGTTTTTGTTGAACTCTAAAAATAGGAGGGGCCAAAAATGGCCGACACTCAGAATATCGTATACGCGCAAGCGTATGCGCAGAACATCATGCAATTGGCTCAGTCGAAGTATTCCAAGCTGATGCCGATTGTGTATATGAAGCCGAACGTCAAGGCAAAGACCTTCTTCCAGGATCAGATCGGGAAATGGTCTATGTCAACAAAGGGTGGACGCAACGTCCAGACCCCGAATAACGACCCGAATCTCGGACGCCGCATGGGCACGCTTGTCGATTACCACGACAATCGTATGCTTGACCGTGGCGACGAGCTTCGGATGATCTCCGATCCCCGCTCTGCCTATACGATCGCCGCGGCGCAGGCTCTTGGCCGTCAGATCGATACGGTTATCGCCAATAGGATTCTGGCGACCGCTAATCACGGCGAGACGGGTTCGTCCACGATCACCCTCGGCACGACCGCTATCGCGGCTCACGTTAACCCGACCGGGACTTCCACCGGAACGCCGGCGACTCTCACTTTCGCCCGTGTCCGCAGCGTCAAGAGGGTTCTCGACCTCGAAGACGTGGAAATGGAAGATCGCGTGTTCGTCGTTAGCCCCCACGCGATGGATCACCTCTTGAACACCACGCAGGCGACCTCCTCGGACTATGCGGCCGTCAAAGCCCTTGTCCGCGGTGAAATTGATACCTGGATGGGCTTCAAGTGGATCGTCTCGACGAATCTCTCGTCCTCGGGCACTATCACCAGCTGCTTTGCGATGCAGCGCTATGGCCTCTGCCTGGCGCTCGGTAGCGAGCCGCTAGTGCGTACCGACGAACGTGCCGACATGTCTTATTCTTGGCAGGTCTATTACGAGCTGAATATCGGCGCCGTCCGTTTGGAGGAAGCCCGAGTCGTTCAGGTCGACGTAACTAGCGAATAACACGCTATAGGCGAAAAGGAGAAATAAAATGCCGAGTGCATATTTTGGAGCGAATACAACGAAGTTCAACGCAGGCGGCTCGGGCGATAACATCATCGCCGATGGCCAGATCAAATCCGTCGAAAAGATATGGCTTGATAGCTACTCTTTCGTAGCTGGCAATCCTACCAAGACGACGATTGATATTGCCATTCTGCCTGCGGGTAGGAGGCTGGTCGGAATCGATGTGATGATTGCGACCACGACTTCCCAGACGAACGGAACGTTGTCGTTGGGCTGGTCCGAAGATGCGACGTTCGGGACAATCATGTCACCCGTCACGATCACGCATAACGCGACCCTCTCGACGATCTCGCTTCCGACCGGTGGTATTCTTGGCAACGTCGTTACGATTGGTGGCCCCGATGCGTTTAAGATCGGCGCTTTCCAAGAAGAAGCGACGGGAACCAAGACCACGATCACGCTCCAGATCAACAACTGGACGATGACGAACGGGACCGTTAAAACGCGCGTCCGTTACGTCTAAAAAAATGGCCGGGCAAAGGGGCGTTATGAGCGCCCTTTTGTCCGGCTCTTTCTTAAAGAAGGGGATTTATGGCGACCTATACGACCATCGGGCTTTGTAACCACGCGCTTGTATTATGCGGCGCCTCTCCAATTACGAGCCTCACCCAAGACACGCCGAACGCTCGGGCTTTAAACGCTGTCTTTGAAAACGCAAGAAAAGGCTTTCTTACGGAGTGCCGCTGGACCTTCGCGCTGACCCGGTCCTCGCTCGCTACAAGCGCCACCGTCATGGCTTGGCTTCATGATGAAGAATCTTATGTTTTTGACCGTCCTTCTGGTGCTTTAAGAGTTTGGGAAGTGTCGGACATTGAGGCTATTTGGCGTGAGGAAGGAAATTACATTATCTCGAATACCGCTAGCCTGGGAACGCTTTACACCGTAGATCACTCCGAAGTCGGCCTTTGGCGTCCGAAAGCGATCATCGCTTTTATGGACAAGCTCTGCTCGGATATCTGCTTTATGATTTTGAACTCTGGAACGAAGGCGCAAGCCTTCTTAGAGAAGTATCAAAAAGTCTCGCTCCCGGCGGCTATGGCCGAGGAATCGCAGACCGGAACTCATCAACAGGTCCAAGATGACGCCTGGCTTAAATCCAAATTTGGCGACGGCGGCAATCCTACAAGGTCATACAGCTAATGAGAAGGTTCATTATCGGATTTGTTTTAGGCTTTTTAATTGGAAGCACCTACGTCGGATGGGCCAAAACCGAAATGGAGTCGTCCGACGCGGAATCCGTTGTCGGGTATGGGTATAACGGCACCACGCTTGTCGCGATTAAGGTCGACGCCGACGGCGTCGTTCAGGTGAACTAATGAAGCGCATCCTTGCCATCCTATTATCGGTCCTTTTACTGGCTTCCCCAAGCCTTGCCAAAGACGAATCATCCTCTAGAGACGCAGCCTCCGTCGTTCTGTACGGAAACAATAATGGGACAATTGTCCCGATCAAAGTCGACGCAACCGGAGTGGTTGATATTTCGGGAGCGGGCGTTAACGACGCTGAATATCTTGTTTCTACGGCTCATGCCGATCTAAGCGCCGAGGACGTTGTCACCGAAGGCTATATGGTTGATTACACCAATGGCGCTGGAACAGGCACGTTTGCGGTCGATACGACAGAAATGGATGCGGCCGACACTTTCGGCGATGGCACTCAAACCTCAATCACGCATACTTACGACTTTTCCTCAGGTACTGATCCGACTGTCGCTTATTCGACAAACCGCGCTCATTTAACAGGAAATGTCGGAGGAACATTCGGCTATCGCGTCACCAATAACAGTTTGCCAGGATCAATGGAAATGGGCCTCGCGACGGCTTACGGTGGTTATTTTGGACGCGTTGGGACCGGCCTTGGAGGTTTTGCTTTCCCCGATGCTGGAGACATTGTTCCTATTCGCAATCTCGGATTGGACGATGGGAACGTCAATATCGGCCGCGATGGTTTCCGCTTCGGATCGTTTATCGGCTACGACCTGAACCTCGCCGATGACGCGGTAATCGGCGACGACCTGGGAGTCTCTGGTCAGGTGTCCTTTGGCAATCCAGCCGCAACCTCGAATCAGATGTATGTCACGAACGGCCTTGGGACGACCGGACTCGTCGTTTATGCCCTTTCGACGACAAGTACGATTCCCGTCATGCTCCTCGAATCCACCGGGACCTCTGCCTCAAATTACACGTTACAGACTTTCTCTGGGAATGGCTCAGGCATCATCCATTACGACAGCGGCCCGGTCGTCATCAACGAAGGTGGCGGCACGGCGGTTGATTTGCGCGTCGAATCCGATTCCAACACCCACGCGATCTTTGTCGACGCGTCTGCCAACACTACCGGATTCAATGAAAGCTCTCCCGTCTACAACATCGACATCAACTCTACGGTGGCCGGAGATCGAGGAATCAACCTCGATTGGTCAGGAAATGGTAGCACAGGCATTTATGTCAGCGGCACAGGCGCCCAAACATCCTCAAATTATGGTTTCATTGTCCAACACTTAACCACGAACACGACAACCGACGGACTAGAAAAGATCGGCTTTCAAATTAACTCAACAGGGAATTTTACTGGTGGCGCTGGAACCGCGAACAAGAACTATGGCGGTTATTTTACTGCTTCCGGCGGCGATGAGAATTGGGCGATCTATGCACCGACCGGAGACACCTATGTCGGCGGCGATCTTTGGATGACAGACGACAACTGGACCGGTCTCGGCTCGTCCGCTGGACGAATTGAGTTCGATGACCAATCAACCGACGAAGTCTTAATCAAAAATGCCTACCTTGGCGTTGGCGATGTGACTCAACCGCGCGGTGAGCTTCACGTCAGCGGTACGGCTGGACAGATTTGGTTCACTGATAGCGATACGTCGGTCGATTACAAGCACTGGCGATGGAGGGCAACGGACGAGTCGTGGTACTTCGAGCTAATCAATGATGCCGTAAGCGCCTCGACTGTTTTTATTCAGGCAACTAGGGCGGGGATGACCGCTTCGGAATATCGTCTCGTAAATGGGAAATTTGTCCTCGGAAGCGGCTCGGCTGGTTTCGAGATGGACGACGATGGGGACGGCGCTTTGACGATGAAGGCGCGGGGCGATGGATCAAACGAAGATTTGACGCTGAACTTGGACGACACGGCAAATACGGCCTTCTGGTCCTCTAGTACCGGATTAAATAAGTGGGCTATTGCAAACGGCACCGGCGACACGGAATTTTATCTCTACAGCGATTTTACTGACGCGAGCAATTATAGCCGATTGGAACTTGCAACACAGACGAGCAATTCGGTGATTGGTATTTTATCGCGCGGGGCTGGAACTGTTAGCCCACAAGCTCTTGAAATTGGCACCGTTGGCGTTACAGACCTTTATTTCACCACGCAGAACGTCATTCGATGGTATGTGAAATCAAACGGTCATTTGGTTTCAAACTCCGATAATTCATACGATATAGGGGAAAGCGGAGCGAAGCGCCCACGGAACGTTTACGTCGGCACCGACGTCTTTGTCGCCACCGAGGCCTATGATGCGACCGGATGGAACGGCGATCTTTCCGTCCCAACAAAGGACGCGGTTCGTGACAAATTTGAATCTCTCTCGAGCGGTGGCGATGGAATGCCTAACGGGGGCTATTTCGTCGGCACTCGCTATTACTATGGATGGCCATATTTTACAAATAACAATACTGGTAATGCTCTTGTGGCAGACCGTCTTTATGCGCGGCCCTTTATGGTTGGCAAGACAACCACGTTCGAGCGAATCGGATGCAATATCCTCACGGCTGCGGCATCTTCAAGTATTCGTATCGGGATATATAACTTTGAGAATGGCCTGCCGACGTCTCTAGTTCTCGATGCTGGAACCGTGGATTCAAGCTCAACTGGTGTCAAAGAAATCACGATCAGCCAACAATTAACACCCGGCGCTTATGCCTTCGCCTGGGTATCGAATGGGACGCCAACCCCAATAGCTACTGGCGCCCCAGGGACAGGTGATGTTGAATATTTTTGGGGCGCCCCGGACACAAGCACCGGATCAACGATCCGTCAGGCTTATTACGCATTTACATACGCCGCCCTACCCGCAAACTTTAGTTCAAGCGTTACCTACGATACGAGCAATAACCCAGCCGCCGTATTCTTGAGGGATGCATCATGATTAAAAAACTGTTCATCAGTTTATATCTATTAAATTTTACAGCAACCCATCTACTCGCTGCTACCGCCGAGGTAAAAGTTTACGACAGAAACGGAAATTTGATTGCAACCGAAACCGTCGAATTGCCTCCACCGGACCCGGTTGAAACCGCTAAGGTTTCCGATAAGAGCGAGTATTCGACGCACGTTTTTAAAAATATGACGCCAGCCGAAGCCGATGCATGGATTCAGGCAAACGTCACGGATTTAGCCAGTGCAAAAATTGCACTGCGCAGGATGGCCAGAGTTCTTATGTACCTAGTCAGAAGAAGCGATTTATAAAGGGGGCAAGTGTGAGACACATTATCAGTCTATGGATTTTCTTTATCTCGACAAGCGCCTTCGCAGCCGACACCTATACAAAAGTCGGTGAAAATACGCTTGAGATTACAAAGACCGTCGAACAAAAACAGAAATTTACCATTAATGAACTTGAATTCAGAAAAAATAACTTAGAAGCGTCTCTTGCGGAAGTAAACGCGCTTATAAGCAAAGCCCAAGAAATAGGAATCGAATCCAACATTGAAGGTTGATGTAATACAAACCTCATTCGCGGCTGGCGAGATCGCGCCCTCCCTATTCGGGAGGACCGATATCGCGCAGTATTCCAACGCCTGCGAGATTGTCGAAAACATGATTCCGCGGTCTTATGGACCCGCGATTTCGATGCCCGGCACCCGGTATGTTGCGACTGTTAGCGATTCCACGCTAAGAACACGCCTTATTAAATTCGTTTTTAACCGCTCCGACGCCTATTCCATCGAAATGGGCGATCGATATATGCGTTTTTTTACGGACCGTGGCCAGGTTGTATCCAACGGCGGGACAGAAGACCTATCGGCTATTTCAAATTTAATCGCCCATTGGAAATGCAACGATAACACCAACTCGACGACGGTTATTGACGCGCAAGGCACTCACAACGCGACGACCTCAACACTCACGACAAGTCTAAGCACAACCGGAATCGTCAGCACTTGTTTTGATTTCAAAGGCCTTTACTACGCTTCGGTCGCGGATCACGCCAATTTCACCAGAACAGCCTCAAGCCAACCTTTTGCGTATGCCGCCTGGGTTTATTATTCGCCGAACGGAGACATGCAAACGATCCTTGCCAAATATACGGATGGCAACCAATACGAATATATATTTGAAGTCGATTCTTCTGGGACGCCTATTTTTAAATGCGTCGACCCTGCGGCGGGAACGGTTGAATTTCGATCGTCGATTACATTAACGACAGGATGGCATTTTATAGTCCTTAATTTCGCCGGCGACGGTACACAGCAGACCGATTGCAATATCTCGGTAGACGCTGAATTTGCCGAAATAACTCGCGTCCAATTTGGATCATATTCAAAAATGCAGAACACAACCGCTCCGCTTCATATCGGATCGCGGCTGAGCGGCGGGGCTTTGATTGATTCATGGGCGAATAAAATTGATAACATCGCTTTTTTTCATAAAGTCTTATCTGCTGCGGAGATTTCATCCTTATACACGCAAAACGCCTATCAAATAAGTACGGTATTCAGAGAAAACGAAATCTTCGACGTTCAATATACGCAGTTAAACGACATTATTTGGCTGACCCATTCAAACCACCCACCACAAAAGCTTGTCCGAACGTCCGCGGCTGAATGGGCAATTGCTGATGCACCAATTACTGGCGGTCCTTTTCTTGACAGCAATACCAACACCTCCACGACCCTTTCAGTCTCGGCGACACAAGGAACCATTAACGTAACGGCCGGAACTGGCAAAGTCGTATTTACACTATCAGGAAGCACTCTCGGCCATCACAATGCCTTCTTCGCTATCGGCGGCCAGACAGTCGAGACCAACTCGACGACGGGGTTAAAAGAAGTCGCCTATGTCAAGATCACCCATGTAATAAATTCTTACACCGCAACGGCTACGGTTATAAAAAACATTCCGGCCACGACGGCGACCTCCAACTGGGCTGAAGGCGCATGGAGTGCCGTCAGAGGGTACCCCGCCAGGGTAACGCTTCAGGAGCGCCGTCTTTGGTTTGCCCGAACCAACCATGAACCTCAAAAAGAATGGGGGTCTAAGCCTTTTGAATACGAAAATTTCGCTCTCGACACCCAAGCCGATGACGACGCCCTAAACCTTCCTTTAGCTTCCAACGAATCGAACGAAATTCAATGGCTGGCCCCAGGGAAATCCCTTATTGCCGGCACTTACGGCGGCGCATTTGTCACAAACTCAGGATCAACCGAGCCGATTACCCCAGACAATGCCAACGCCTCTGAGGAAATCGGCTTCGGCTCTGAAGACATTATGCCGAAGAAAATTGGGAGTTTTATCTATTACGTCCAGCGCTTCGGAAAGAAGCTCCGCGAGATGTTCTACAATTGGGAACTTGACACCTACAGGGCAGCCGATCGGACGATCCTGTCGCCTCACATTCTAGGCGACGGCGTTGTCGATATGGACGTCCAGCACAACCCCGAGACCATCCTTTACTGCGTCCTCACAAACGGCACCTTGGCCACGATGACGCGCGAAGTTGACCAGGACGTAACGGCTTGGGCGAGGCATACCACGGCTGGAACCTATACCTCCGTCGCGATCATCCCTTCTCAATCGGCCAATTACGACGAAGCCTGGGTCATTGTAGAGCGCTGGATTAATGGTGTTCAGAAAAAATACGTCGAGTTTTTCGAGAATATTGAAGTGCCGAGTCGACAGGATCAATGCCTTTATCTTCATTCGGCCTTAACCTTTGACGCTTACGAGGCGACAAGCACGTCCTCGGCGACTATCTCGCTTTCGGCGTCCTCCGGGTCCGTGACGCTCACGTCTTCAACCGCCTACTTTAACGGCAGCATGATCGGGAAACGAATCCGCGCCATCGATGCCAGCGGGACCACGCTCGGCGAAGGCCAGATCACCGCAACCGCGTCGACGACGAGCATAACCCTTAGCATTACGACAGTCTTTAGCGCATTAGCGTATTCGGCCGGACGATGGGGAGTCTCGGTCTCGAGCGTTTCAGGCTTAACGCATCTAAACACCGAGACGGTCGGAATCCTAGCCGACGGCGTCACCGAATCCCTGACGCGAACAGTCACCTCCGGCGCCGTCACCCTGGGGAGCAATTATTTCGTTGTTAGCGTCGGCCTCTCCTACGACCAGAAGCTATTTACCTTACCCAAAGAAGCCGGGACCAACCGGGGAACTGCACAAGGGAAGCTTCAGCGATATAACGAAGTCGCGTTCAAGGTCAATCGTTCAACCCAAAATTTCAAATATGGCCCGGACGCGGACAGCCTGGACGACGTTAATTTGTCTTTCACGCCAACAGTTACGACTTTATACACAGGGGTTTTACCGCCTCAAGGTGGCGGTATTGCCATGCGCGGAGGTTATGCGCGTGGTGCCAAAATTTATATCAAAAACTCAAACCCATTACCCCTTGAGATTTTAAGCATCATTGGGTCATTGGATACAGAGGATAAATAAAAGATGGCCATCGGGACAGCAGGCGCGTTACTGATTGCAGGGGGAGCGTTCTCAGCTACGACTCAGATCATGGGCGCCAATCAGCAGGCCAAGTCTATTCAAAAACAAGCCGAATACAACGCCCAAGTTTACGAGCAGCAAGCCACGATGGTCATGGAAAAGAAGAAAATCCAAGACTATCAATTCCATCGGCAGGCGGCGGCGGTCCGCGGCTCGATCATCGCAAAGACCGCTGGGAAAGGGCTTATGCTTTCGGGGTCGCCGCTGGCAATCCTCATCGACAACGAAACGCAGATGCAATTTGACAAGGCGATTGGTGATTACAACCTTGATATTGAAAGAAACCAGGCTATGTCTTCGGCTACAAGTATCCGTGAAACAGGTGCAACTGAGGCTCGGGCAGCGAAGGCGGCTGGGTATAGCAACGCATTTTCAACCATTTTAAATACCGGGTCAACAATGGCGATGATGAATTTAGGAAATCCTTTGGCTAAAAACCAAGCGCCGCAAAGAATAATTCATCGTCCTTCAAATACAGGCAGAACATATAAATCACCTTACGGGAATACATATAAATACTAAACGAGAGAGAAGATGCCAGAATTTCCTAGATATGAGTCAAAAGGCGAATTAACGACACAGCAGCCTTCGGCACAAGCGCCAGAAGATAATACTGGCGAAGCCTTGGCGAAAGCTGGCCAAGTTGTAGGTGGCGCTATTCAAGACGCATCCTTGGAATGGATAAAAGCCGTTGACAAGATTCAAAAGACGACAGCATCGTCGAATTTCAAGACTGGCCTTTTGGACATAACAAACCGCGCCCAAAGTGACCCAAATTACAACAATTCGGAACAATATTATAGGGAAATTGAAAAGCTTAGATCGGATAGCTTAAAAGGTTTTTCGTCTAAGGTTGCCGAAGCAGAAGCCGCGGCTGAATTTAATTTTGAATCAAAAGTCGCTCAGATACAAATAGAGAACACTTATAAGAAGAAGATGATCGATGCTGGCCAAACAAGCTCTCTCAAACTGATCGATCTCGAAATAAACAATCCTACAGAATATAGCATTGAAAATATCCAAAGAGAATTGGATGGTCAGGTTGAGAGGGGAATTTTTGAGCGCAGAGACGCGCTAAAAATTCTTCAAAACTCCGAACAAAAGGTTAAATTTAATTCATTCCTTAGAGATTTTAGAACTGACCCTATCCAAGCAGAAAAAACTTTTAATAAAAACGCATACGGAATGGATATCGAAACTTCAGAAAAGGCTCGTTCAAAACTTAAGGAATTAAAGCAACTCTACAAGGAAAACGAAGCAAATCTGTACGGCGATATGGGCCTGAGAGTAGCTACTGGCCAGATCACGGAAGATGAGATTGATAATGCTGTTGCCCTGAATAAATCAAACCCTAATGAGGGCATTACAGAAGCACACGGAAAGCAGCTTAAGCTAGCTCTTTATAGGGATGTTACTCAGAGGATTGGAGCGAAGCAGTTTAAAAAATACAGAGAAGCGATAGACTTTGCTTTTTCAGATTCTACTCAAGACAAGATTATTGGTTATCAAGCCATTCTTGAGGCATATCAGAATGGCATTGATCCAGACGAAGCGAAATTTCTTAAGCACGTTTTGGATGCGAAAAAAGATAAAGATTATGCTGCCAAAGCCGCGGCTGGCAAGAAGCTCATCGAGACGCTATTTGGTGGGCGCCCAAAGGATATGCAAAAAGAGACGCAATCTCTGCTTGCCTATGCCAAAAGAATCGCAAATGGGACAACCCCAGAAGTGGCTGCTCAACAAACAGCGGTAAATATAGTTCAAATGATTCATCCAGCAACCGTGGCAGATCCGACTCTTGTAGGCGTATTTACTCCGTCGAAAGGCTTTAAAAACATACCAAAGGTGAAGAGTGAGAGTTCTGCTGGAAGACAAGAATCAAACAGTTGATATCCCAGACGGCCTAAGCCCCGAGCAAATAGAGGCTGAGCTTAGGAAGTTTTACACGCCTGAGGAGCTTTACGGCTCGACCACTTTCGGACAGCGCGAGGACTATCGACTGAGAAAAGGCCGAGCAATGGTCGAGGATGGTAATAACTGGTACGAAGCCATGGTTGGTGCCCGTCCGATAGAAGAAGCCAAAACAAAGTCAGCCGAAATCAATGCCGACTTTACCGAAGAAAACGACGAAAAGTATCAGGCTTATAACTGGCCTGAGCGTTTTGCTGGCGCCACGACAGAGCTTGCCCCTTATATGCTTGATTCTGCCATTCAGGGTGGCTTGTATGGTGAGGCGTTAGGAGCCACGGCTGCCGGCGCGGCAGCGATTGCAGGACAGGCGGGGCCTCAAATTGTTCTTCCAGAGGAGATAATCACGGTCCCAGCAGCCTATATCGGAGGTCGGGCCGTCGGGCAAGCCTACGGCACATGGATGAACGCCGCCAAGATCGAGAGCGGTCATCTGTATAAAAGCTTGATCGACGATGGAATTGACCCCGCAACCGCCAGGAATTTCGCCGCCCCCGCCGGCTACCTGATTGGAGCCATAGAGCTACTACAGGTCGAGCGGTTGATCCCTGGGTTTGGAAAAGAGGGAATTACCAATCTTCTAAAAGCTGCTGCCAAGAAGGGCGGCACTAAAGCCGCCGAAACGCTTGGTAAGTTCTCCGGTCGCCTTGCCGCAAATCTCGCAAAAACTACCGCAGTCGAGACAGGTCAAGAACTTGCCCAAGACGTTGTCGGTATAACCGCCGAAATCGGTGCCAGTATTTACGAAGATATGTCGACGCAAGAAGGCTATTTTGGCCCTGGCCCAGAGGATATCAAGCTTCAACTACAAGACACCCTGACTTCCTCGCTTTTTGCTTTTCCGCTATTGGGCCTTCCTCGCGCGATCCATTCGACGGCCTCGCTTCATAGCAAAGAACGCTTCGCCGAGCGCTTCCTTACAAAGAAGGCGCAGAAATCGCTAAATCTGGATTTGACCGAGTTCATTGAAAAGGCTGCCGAATCTAAGGATTTCCAAGAGTTTCAGCAAAGCATCGGCGAGGAAATCGACGATAAAGCTGTAAATAAACTCGGCTTTGACAACCGGACTCTATTTGAGGAAGCCATCTGGAATCAATCGCGCAACCTTCAAGGGGAGCATATTTACGAAGAAAATTTCAGGATGCAAGAGGAAAGCGGTGACGCGATGCAACCCATAGTCGACGCTTACCGTTCCGTTGAGCAATCTATATCAAGGATCGCAGAGCCTATTTCCACCCGCCTTAAGCAGATAAATCCAAAGCTTAAAAACAAAATGCGTCGTTACGAATTCGACCTAAAGCAGCAGGTTTTAAGAGACGAAAGGGCGGTGAAGCCTTTTCTCGAAGGATACAAGAAACTCTCTGATCGAGATAAAGCTGATTTAGACCTTGCACTTAAAAATAGCGACAAGGCCAAGATCGATGAAGTTTTGAAAAGGAATAGCTTAGAGAAAGAATTTGAGTCAGTAAAAGGCGCTTTAAACGCTGCTCATAAAAGAGCGACCGAATCAGGGGTTGAATTAGGATTCATTGAAGATTATTTTCCGCGCCAGGTCAAAGACGTAAAAGGCATGCTTAAATTCTTCCAAAAAGAAGAAGCCTGGCCCGAGATGGTTAAGGCGATCAAGGAAAAAGAGGAAAAGCTGGGCCGAAAGATGACCGATGACGAAAAGGCCGAGCTTCTTAATACCATGCTCAAGGGCTTCAAGGGCAAGGCGAAGCCCGGAAACGTGAAGGGTAGGGAGATCTCCGTCGTTACCCCTCAAATAAACCAATTTTACCAAGAGTCGCCGCAGGCCTTAGTTAATTACATTTACAAGGTAAACGACTATATCGAGGCCAGACGCTTTTTCGGGAAGTCGGTTAAAGGCTCTGAAATGAGTGGGAAAATGCTCGAACAAAGTATTGGTAATTTTGTCTTGGATTTATTGGCTTCAGGGGATATCAAGGGAACGGATGCCAAAGATATCGAGAAAATTTTAAGCGCTCGTTTTCAAAGCGGCGCTCCAAGTAAAGGGATTGCGGCCGTCAGAAACATAACCTACATAGAAACGATGGGTAGCATTATATCTGCGATAACTCAGGTCGGAGATATATATCAATCACTTTACAAAAACGGGTTCTATAAAACCGGGAAAGCACTAGCAAAGACTGTCACAGGACAGGCTGAATTAAGTAAGGAAGATATAGGGATTGAGTTAATCGCCGAGGAATTTTCAGATAAAAGCAAAACTCAAAAAGCACTTCAAACTACTTTCAAGCTTGTCGGTTTAACGTGGATGGACAGGTTAGGGAAGGAAACTCTTATTAACTCGACCTTGGAGCGGCTTTATGGTGAAGCAAAGAATCCAACAAAGAAATTTATAAAGCAAATAAACGACACCTTCGGCAATGAATCAGAACAAGTAATAAAAGATTTACAGAGTGAAACGGCCTCAGATAACGTGAAATATCTCTTATTTTCTCAACTTGCTGATTTTCAGCCAATAGCCCTTTCGGAAATGCCAGAGAATTACCTTAAAAGCGGTAATGGACGGATATTCTACATGCTGAAAACTTATACCATAAAGCAATTCGATGTTTTCAGAAACGAATGCTTCATTGATATGAAAAATCGTCCGGCTGAGGCCATTGGAAATCTCATACGCCTTACGGCATTAATTATTCTTTCAAACGGGACCGCAGATCTTATAAAAGATTTGATTCTAGGACGTGAGATCGACTTTGAGGATTATTTACTTGTAAACATAATGAGGCTATTCGGATTTTCAAAATATAACTACTACAAATTTAAAACTGGCGGGATCGTTGAAGGAGTAGCTAGTGTTGTTGTACCTCCGTTTGGCGATTTCATTGGAAGCGCTGCGAAAGATTTAGATCGATGGATAGAAGGGGAGGATGAAATAGAGCCTCACCAAGCCGAGATCATCCAAAGCATACCCGTTGTTGGTAAGGTGCTTTATTGGTGGATAGGCGGCGGTCGCAAAAAGATTGAGGAAGCGGAATGATTAACGATGCTCAATATCGGGTTGGTCTAGGACATTTAGAGGCTTTGTCCAAGCTCTATAAAAAGCCCACCCACCAACGCCAATGATTAGCACCCAAATTAATATGCCACAAAAAGTATCGATTATTTTTTTAAAAACTGTCATATACCTCGGCCGTCTTGCCAGCCATAACTGGATTCGGATTTATAGCCGATTAGTGAGCTTAGGCCAGATGATTCACTGTCATCAGATGATCCGCGGAGTGAATAAGCGAATGCAGGTGCAGAAATTGAACTGGCAATTACAAAAACTAGCACTAAACGCTTCATGTTGTTCTCCTTATGGGTTAGGGCATGAACGGGGGAAAGTATACCATACAAAAGCTGTTTGTGGGGGATTGGGCTAACTAATGCAAGCTCAGTCCAAAACCGACAAATTATTTATGAGAGCAAAGGACCTGATCCTAATTGCCGGCTTTATCGGAACTCTTTTTATGTGGGCTGTTAAGTATCACGGTTTGCCTGATGAGGTTTCTGCTCAAGCGAAGCAGATCGAATCGGTCAAGCTCGAAATCCGGGAACTCCACGACTACACCCTCAAGACGGATGGCCGTTTGGCTCGTATTGAGGATAGTCAAATCTATACAAACAAGGGGATCGACGAAATCAAAAGCTGGCTCAGGGCAATCTCAAAAAGGAGGAACGAAAATGAATAAATGGGTTAAAAACCAAAAAGGCGCAGCGGAATTGGTGTTGATCGGAATCGGCATGATCTGGGGATTGATCGCCACGGTCGCGGTTCAACAGGTTCAGAAGCAACAAGCGGCGGTAGTTAAAGCGGAGGCCTGCAAATGAATAAATGGCTAAACGGTAAAAAGACGCTGATCGCTGGCATCGCGGCCGCTTTGACTGGTCTAGGTACGGCTGTCGGAACGCTGCAAGACGGTTTCCAAATCTCCGATCTTCAGGTTTGGGGCATTGCCATAGCGAGTGTCATGACAATCTTCGGCTTTGGCGGAAAGCTTGAAAAGATCATCGGAGCCTTGAACGAAAAAAAGTAAGACGCGCCCTGTCAATCTTGAGGCTCCTTGCAAACGTCAAGATTGAGCGGGGAAATCTCACTACGCCACTAGGAACGCCTTATATCGGCTTTAAGGTGACGATCGGTGCCGTCACTGACCCGAGGACTATTGCCCGGACCTACGAAGATATTGAGGCCATCTTAAAATCAAATAAGGTGAGCTATCGAGAAACCTTGGAACGTCGGCCAGATGGAAAGTTTAAAAGCTACAAGGTGGAATCTGGACAGTTTTAAGGTAAATTTGCCCCTTGACAAGACCCCTCCCCATAAATAAAATCACCCGGCTTTTTGCTTAAATTCAGTTAATCTGGGTAATTTGCAATAATAATTATTAAAAGTTTTTAATTCCACCGATTGCCTCGCTTTCCCGAGTAATTTCCTTCTTGGCGCCGCAAAGCAGCAAAATGTGGTACAAGGGGAACGCCATGCTTACAGTAATTGAAAACCCAATCGAAGGTTATTTGGAATATAGCAAGACGCTCCGAGTCCTTCAGCCAACCACGATCAAGCGATACGCGCTACATCTAACTCGCATTCAAGCGGAGCTAGGATTCCCGATCCTAGAAGTGACACGCGGTTCCCAAATAGAGCAGGCCATTATCCAGGCAGCCACAAAAAGAAAGATGAAATATAACGGCGGCCACGTCGACGATGGCCGGCAGTTCCGTTTCCGCATGGGGATCGAGGCTGCGAATTTCTTCTCTTGGGCGCATAGAGAGTTTCTGATAGAACGAAACCCTTACCCGAGAAACACATTTCCAAAGCCGCCGAAGCCTCCGGTTGGATTCCTTGACGATGACCGCTTATCATTGGTTTTAAGTTCCCCCGTCCTGCGCGTCGAGGAGCATATGCTCATTCGCTTTATGCTCGATACAGGCTTAAGGCGCTTTGAAGTTTGCGACGTGAAGCTCTCGGATATTAACTTTGAGACGCGCCTTGTCCGGGTAAAAGGTAAATGCGACAAATGGGCATCCCTCCCAATCACCCCGACAACGATAACTTGGATCGCCTTTTATCTGAGCCTTCGGAAAGTCGAAAGCGAATACCTTGTCTGTAATCTTGAAGGGGGGAGGCTCAATCCAAATATGCTGAATAAAATCTTCCACGATATATCAGCGGCAATGAATTTCCGGGTCCACCCGCACATGCTTCGGCATACACTCGGGACAATGCTCATTATGCAGAACGAGCAAATTGTCGTTATGCAGTACCTACGGCATAACCGGCCGGAGATGACGAACCATTACGTTCATTTGACCGGGAAGCACCTGAAGCAGATACAGGAAAAGACCTTTTCCAACAAGCCTAATATCTTTGCGGCACAATACCCTTCGAGATACCAGGCAAATAATAATTAAAAAAGAGTATTGACAACGTTAAACGTTTAACATATACTACTCTCAAATGCACAACAAAATCTGCTCTGTATGTAAGAAGGCGTTTCAAGCAAAACGGATTAACGCCGATACATGCAGCCCAGGTTGCCGAGTTGAAAAGCACTTTCTAAAAAAAGTCGCTCGGCGAAGAAAGCAGTTGACACGAGTAAGTAAACC